GGCAGATTCCTTCAATGATTTGGGCGGTTTTAACGTCTGCTTGGGTGTTTGTCGGGTGAACCTTGATGCGTGGACGTTGTTGACGTTGCTGGTTGGTCACCTGGCGGCAATATCCGTCCAGCTTGTTAATGGTCAGGACAGGGCGAGATTCAAGATTGCGGGAGTTTTGTAGGTCTACCGGCCATTGGTCGCCGCCCGAGACGAATTTAAGGTCTTCTAGGGCTTCTTGGCGGTTCATTGTGTCCGCGTCGTTGCAAAGTTTTAGAAAATCCTTTGCTTCGTCAATAATTGATTCGTCCATTTAGCCCATCCAATTCTGTGGTTGAACGTAAGTTGGCTTAGACACTCGTTTGCGCGGCTCGTTTACCACCAGCCCAAGCATACGGAATGCGTCCGCGCCATGCGAAAACTGGTCATGCAGCGGGTTTTTGCTGAACGCTTTAGTGTCGGGGTCAACCTCGTAGCGGTAATGCCGCAAACATTGTAACCCATCGTAGCAATTATCCCTGTCAAACCAGCAATTACGGAATAAGGTACGCGAGGCGTTAATACTATCCACAATCGGCGTTCGCGGAATGATTTTGGTCTTATATCCCGCAGACCGAACGATTTGGTCGATTGACCGACCGGCGGCGGCTAGCGTCCGATTCTCAGCGTCGTGCGGCAACCACAGGGTATCGTAAACGTAGCCGTAGGTCTGCATCTTGGCTAGGTAATCGGATATGGTCTTTTGATTGTCCTCATGGTAGCGGATTAGCCGAGTCTCCATGCCAATAAACTGCACAAACCATATTGCGGTTGCATCCGACCATCCCAAGTCAAATACGGCGTGAACCGGCTTCATTGGGTCATATCCAACCTTGGTGATGCGTCCTTCCAACTCGGCCATCTGCATCTCGCGGGCAAAGATAGCCCCATCCACAGTCTGGCGGCATATTCCTTCCCATACGGTGTTATACGCCTCGATGTCGCGCATCTTGAGCGCGTCTTTTTCCAATAAGAGCGTCTCAGGGAACCAAGGGTTGTCCGACCAGTTGATTTTTTGGACAACGGCGTTCTCAGGTGGATGCAGCACAAACCGCTGATAGGTTTCATCCGTCTCCAACTCAGGATTAAACGTGACCCATATCTCGCTGCCTTCCTTACGGATGGTTGGAATTAAGATGTTCCAGCTTAATCGGCTGGTCGTTTGTGCCTCCTCCACCCAACACAGGTCGACCCCCTCGTAACTTTTTACGTTTGCCACATTGTTCTTTAGGCCGACAAACGCAAACTCAGTCCCGTTCTTGCCCCGAATGCTGGCCTGGGTGATTTCGTAAAAGCCCTCTAGCCCCAGGTCAATGATTTGGTCGCACAACAGCTTGTGGACGGAATCCTTGATGGAGGTCTGAAACTCACGGGCGCAAAGGATACGCAAACTGCGTTGTGCGCCCTTTATGAGCAATGCTCGGGCAACGCCCCACGACTTAGCCCCACCGCGGCCACCGTACAGAATTCGGTAACGGCTTTTCTCAGGCTGAAACAGACACTCCAGCTTGACCGGAAACTGCGCCTTGGCTACTGCGTCTTTAACTTGGCTTGACAAAGCTAACTTCAATGCCGGTTAGTAAAGGTGCGCCATCTGCGCCTGTAATCTCTTGTTTGACACTCTCGCGGTACTTCTTAGGGAAACGTGCAGCCATTGAGCGTGACCACAATGAGGCGTTCAGCTTCGGCCCTTGGTGCGTTTCCACCATGTAAGCCTGCGCTTGGTCTTCCCACCATGTCTGCTCTAATTCTTTTGCATATTCCAAGGCGTGCAGAAACTTCTCGTGCTTATCACGCCAATCGAATAAGACCCTAGTAGAAACCCCTATGTCGGCTGCTATCTGTTCAATAGACTTGCCAACTCTACCCAACTCTACTACGCGCTCGCAGTATTCCTCTCTGTAGAGCGTGGGGCGGCCACCAGGGTGTTTAGCTTCGGTCACTTTTTCTTCTTCTCTGCTTCGCGCTTAACCGAGTAGGCAATAGCTACCGCTTGCTTGGGCGGTTTGCCAGCCTTAATCTCAGCCTTGATGTTCTCACTCAGCGCTTTGGGTGTCGGTGATTTCTTTAGGGGCATCTTGCTTCTCCAGTTCGGTTAGCATCCATTGACATTGTTGCAATGCACCATTTACTTGGTGAATTTGCGCTTCCAGTTCGCGGCCTTTAGCCATGAGGTCTTGGATTCTGAGAGTGATTAGGTCTTTGGTCATACTTCTTCCACAAAACAAATGTCCTGCCAACTCATGCGGAGATGGCGCTGGTCGTTAATCATAATGGTATCAAATTTAAGGTATTCGTCTTTGTAGTCTTTTGCAAGATGTCCAAAGTGAACCTTATCGCCGACATTTAAGCCCTCGGCTGCGGCTTCATCACCAATAGCTGTTACATAGCCTATGGAGTCTGCTTCTTGCATTAGGCTTAAATCGAGCGCCGACTTGATGCGTGGCTCGGGCCTGACAATGATTTTGTCTTTAAGCGGCTTAAACATCATTGTCCTTTCGGAGTTTGAGTGTTTTTCTAGCTTCGCGCTTACCTTCGGGCGGGTCTTTACGGAATTCGCCACACCATTCACTTTCGTGCTTGGTTACGAATTGCGGATAACGCCGACATTGACCAATCCGGTCAATATCAACAAAGTAAACGCATAACTTACAATTGCTCTCAGCCATATAGCCCTTTCTATGTGGTCAGGGAAACCGAGAAGTTGCCGCTTCTCGGAGACCCGCTTTAGTCTTGTGCGTGTGCCATGCGCTCGTGGCTGTAGCACTCATGCTCTTTGCTACCGCCTTTGAACTCACCGGCAAAGCCGTCCATCTTGCCCACGTCGTGACGGGTGGGGCTGTCTTTCACGCCCATGCCAACACCGCCAACAATCTTGGCGCGACGCTCACCGGACATATCGGAAGCCAAAACGCCCTTGGGCATCTTCTCGCCAGATACGCCAGGGCGGTAGACTTCTTTGTCTACTTTGCTAGTCGAAACGCTTTTAGTACCAGTTTTATCCGACGCGACAACTTTCGCGGGGATTTTTTCCATTTTAGGATAGCCCATCATTAGTCCTTGCAAGGTTGATGTAAAATGCTGTCACCATTCTAACAGGAATTTCCTATGGCAACAAACTTCAAAATCACCGCCGAGAAAGCGAAACACTCTACGCCCTCGAACTATGTGATTGAGCGTGAGTATAAAGCAGAGCGCCGCAAAGTCATGGAATTGGAAAAAGAACTTAAAGCCCATGAACGTACCGATGCGGCCCATGCCCATCCTATGCACGCAAGTCATCAGGCACAAGCCCCGCTGCCTTCAATGCGGAAATAGTCCTTTCGTGGGCGGCTTGCCACATGGCTTGTCGCTCACTTTTGGACAAAGTAGCGCCTTGGTCTAGGTTCCAATGACACCGAAAACACAGGCTGGCAATTAAATCGTCTGAGGCTTTGATGCCTCGCCCTTTCCCGCCGCCCCAATTAGTGTGCGCGGCCACCACAGTCCCATCGTCAATCCCGCAATGCTGGCACGGCAGGCTTCGCGCCGCTTTTAGCAGGCTTTTGCTTCGCACATACAACTGTTTCGACCGTCCCAAAACGGTGTTGGTTGGCGCATTCATATCGTCTTTTTCTTGTGTTGTCATCTCGTACTATCGTTTGTTTTACAAAAGTCCATGCGCCGCATACAGGGCATTTCATACATCTATACCTTTATTAGTTGCCCAGGCAATTAAAAATTCTATGAACTCGCTTGAGTCCTCCACCGTGAATTTGTGAGACTGTAGGCCAAGCTGCACCACCCGTTCACCATCTAGGCTTGGGGCGACTTTCCCAATTTTGCGTCCAGTTTCATGCGCCCATTGGTCTATTAGCAAGCGTTTCCAATCGTCGGCTGTCCATGTTGACCCTGCTTCGCCCATTTTTTGAGCAATTTGGGCAATGATGGAATGAAACATATCGTTTTGTTCGGTACTGCGCCTACTTTGCTTAATCTCCAAGCGCATCTTTTTACCAAGCGCAAGCGATTCCTTTACTTTAGGCCATAGGTCTTTCATGACCGTTGCGGCTTGAGTCGGGCTATACAGGTGAACTATCACTTTGCACCTTATTAAGCAAATAAGCCCAAATTGCACCACCTAAAATTTTTGCTCCAAATTGCAAAACAATAATTTCAGGCATCAGCACACCAAAAGCAATGGTCGGAAATGCCATGGAATCAACTGCTGCGCCAGCAACATTGGACACATTTGCTCGTTTAAACCATGAACCGGTTACTTTTGAAAACACCGCCCAATCAACCAACGCTGCCAACGTAAATGATGCAACAGATGCCACAGCAATCATGCCAGCGTCTTGGTTTAAGGCATAAGTTAAACCGCCACTAACTGCAATCAAGATTGCCATTTGCCATGCCTTAATTTGCATTTGTAACCAATCTCGCAATGCCAAATCAAGACCAATGAACAAAAATGCATTGATGGGGCTAATCCACACGCCAAAGGTGGCAATGGATAAATTTGCCAATGTCATGGCAATGGCGTAAACAATAATGGCAGCAATCAGCATAAAACTTCCTGTAATGGTTGAATATTCCACTTTGTCGGTGGATTGGTTGAATCAATGCGCTTTGCCATGCAACCGGCGCACTCTAAATGCTCTGCATGATGCAGCGCAACATTAGTCGAATCGGCACTTGCCAAAGGCCACGGGCCGCTTGATTGCCCAAGCATACGCATTCCATGCACCCATGGAATTTGTCTACCATAAGTATTTACCAAAGCGTTAAATGCTTCGTCCATGCGATGACACCATTTAGATGTGCCAATCTGCCAAAACTCACCGGCTGACCCAAAGCACACCCGTCCCCAGGCATCACACAATTCAATAAGATAAGAAATTGGCAAACCAAGATGCCATACGGGAATGCCCATTTCTTTACGAAAAGGCCATGATTTTGTCATTTCTCGTTGCTCTTGCACCGACCCATCAATTACGTCAGGCACAACTGCCCAATGTGGATGTGCTAACAAAGGTTCAACCCAAGCATAAAACCCATCACGGTCAAAAGGCAAGCCTCTTGTTTTTGCGCTAAATGCGCCATTGTCTAGCATCAAGGATTGCCCAATGCGTAAGCAACGTTTTAAGTCATCAGGACGTGCATAAGAAATACAAAAATGCTTACCTCCCATTGTCTCAATGGCTTTCATTGGACTAATCGGAGTGCCGTGGTAATGAATCATTCATCATCCTTATCAAGTTTTGCGCGGCTTCTACCGAATCAATCAAGGCGACTGTCCCACCATTCCAGCCCATCAGAAACGCGCTTTGCTTAACATTCAGCCCTTTTTTACCGTATGAGGTGGTCGGGTCTTTGACTTCGACTAAGGCGGTTTTCCCCGCGTAGCCTACCAACAGGTCTACCGGCAGCTTTAAAACA